CGTCGCGCCGGAAGATGTTGCGGTTCACCGGGAAGAGATTTGGAAGCGGATTCAGGCAGAGCGCGTGACTGATAGCGCGGCTTAAGCAGCAGCGAACAACCAGCGCCACGACAGCCTGTCGTTAACTGCCCGATCCCTCGCAAGAGGCTGTATCGGAGTGTGATCTGCGAGTGGTCGAGGTTGGCTTTGTCCGTAATTCACCACGACTGAAACATGCGAGTAAGGCCATGACTTACAGATCACACCCCGATGCAGAGCGCATCAACGCAGGCGAATCCGGGACCCCGAGCGGGCCAGTCCAGATACATGCCGGGCAGTTCCGGCGCCTGCCCCCTTCCCTAAAACCATAAAGACCGCATTAGCAGATACCAGGCCAGTCTCACGGCTGGGTTTGGTCGCCCGTGCCTGGTATCTGGCTAATGCGGTTTACGCCCTGGAAGCGAATATGCACCCAAGCATTCAATCCCGCCGCGACATCGTTGATGGCCTACACCAGCGCTCCTTGCTCGCCACCGCAGAATTCTACCGCCTGATTGGTAGACCAGAACCTGTAGTCGCCTTTCAGATGATAGTGAAACCTGCAGGTCGTGACTTCTTCCATGTAGTGGATAGCCATACCGGCAAGGTCATGGGGTTCCGCCGAAACCATAACGCCGCCTGCGCTTTCGCTCGCAAGCTTGAGCAGGAGTAGCTGCTATGTCTGATTTTCTCGATACCGTCGAAGGCCCTGACTGGCTTCACGATGCAATCAACACTCTGATTTGCGGCGATAACGTGACAGCGCCTCGCCCTTATGGCAAGTCGGTTGCCCTGGTTACACCGCAGTCTCTGTATGAAGCTCTGGCTGAGCATCTGGGCGCGCAGGAGCACATTGCTCCCCTGCTTACCGAAAACCGCGAATATCCGATTGAGCAGATGATTTGCGAAATCGTTGCCGGTGGGCGCCGCGTTCATGGCAAATCCTACGACTTGGCTTGCTCCGCTCTTGGTGCACCCAAGGCAAAGCATCACCCAACAGCGCTGCATGATGTGGCTGAAGCGCTGATTCGGCCTTGGGCCAATGACTATGGCCAAGCTCGCACTGAAGAGCTGGCGGCCGATCTTGCGGCTGACCGCTTTGAGCACCAGGAGCACGCTGCGTGACATCTCGCCAGCGTCAGCGCCGCCTCGCATTCTGGCGCGGCTCATTTCCTGCCATCGCCATTCCCATGGCCCTGATGCTGCTTAGCGCCTTCGCTGACAGTCTCACTCAGTAACTCGAACCCATTTGAACGCCGCGTGCATCGCGGCAAAGGATTCCCCATGTCCGCAGAACAGCAACTGGCGATCCTGCCAGCTAAAGAAGTAGCCCTGGCAGTATTCAGCGCCCCCAACGGCCTCGACCCATACCTGCAAAGCGTCCGGGAAGAAATCGACAAGTTCAACGCCTCGGCACCTGACGTTAAACCAAAAAGGGCCAAGACGCGTATCGCTCGATTGCTTACAGCCTGGCGGGATCAAAAACGAAACTCGACAGCCTGGGCAAAGAGCTTGTTGCAGAGCTGAAGGATGTACCGAAGAAGATCGACGCCGAGCGCAAGCGCGTTCGTGAGCTGCTGAGCGCTTGGCAAGAGGAAGTTCGCAAGCCGCTGACTGACTGGGAAGCCGCCGAGCAGGCTCGCAAGGATCGGCACGTCGATGCCGTACAGGCAATTGCGGATTTTGCCTTGGATCTGTCGGACGTCACCGCCGCGGTACTGCTTGAGTCTATCGCCTCGGTTGAGGCGGTGAAGATGGGCGAGCACTGGGAAGAGTTCGAGGCTGATGCTGCCCGCACCAAGGATCAGGTTCTGGACAAGCTGCGCGCCACCCTCGCCACCCGCCAGAAATATGAAACCGAACAGGCGGAACTGGTCAGGCTGCGCGCCGAAACAGAAGCGCAGGCCCAGCGCGAGCGCGACGCCCAGATCGCCCGTGAAGCAGAGGAGCGTGCCCGCCGCGAAGCCGAGCAGCGTGCACAGGCAGAGCGTGATGCCGCAGCCAAGCGTGAAGCCGAAGCAAAAGCCGCCGCTGATCGCCGGGAGCTGGAGTTGAAGCTGGCTGCTGAGCAATCGGAGCGCGCCGCCGCCCAGGCTGCACGAGACAAGATCGAATCAGAGCAGCGCGCCGCTCAACAGAAGATCGACGACGAGCAGCGACACAAGCAAGCAATGGCTCAGGCCGAGGCTGACCGTGTTGCTGCCGAGCAGCGCGCCGAACAGGAGCGTATCAACTCGGAAGCGCGTCAGGTCGAAGCTGCCGAACGCGCCAGATTGGTTGAGATCGCACGAGCCAATGCAGCCGCTGACGAGATAAATCGCCAAGCCGCCGCCCGCGAGGCTGACAAGACTCACAAGATGAAAATCAATCGCGCCGCACTGGACGCCTTTATCGCTGGCGGCATGCCTGAGGAATGCGCCAAGCAGGCAGTCATCCTCATCGCCCAGCGCAAGATTCCCGCAATCGCCATCACTTACTGAGGTCGTCATGAACGAGATCATTCAAATGCCGGCACGCGAAAGCGCCGGCCTCGCCGCCGCCGAGGTTCACCGCTTCTCGGCCGTCGAGATTCGCCAGCGCGTGAACCTGGTGCAAGAAGTGATGCAAGGCATCATGAAGCGCGAAACCCACTACGGCACCATCCCCGGAACCCAGAAGCCAACCCTGTACAAGCCTGGCGCCGAAGTCCTCTGCGTAACCTTCCGGGTTGCGCAGGAATACAAAATCGAAGACCTGTCTATCCAGGGAGTGGCCCGGTACCGCATCACCTGCGTAGGTCGCCATCAGTTGACCGGTGTCGCCTTGGGCGAAGGTGTTGGCGAGTGCTCGTCCAGCGAAGAGAAGTACAAGTGGCGAGGTGTGATCTGCAAGGCAGAACTCGACGCCACGCCGGAGAACCTGCGCCGGAAGAAGTATTACAATAACGGCAACACCGTCGACCAGGTTCGCACCGAGCCGGCCGACCTGGCAAACACCATCCTCAAGATGGCCTGCAAGCGCGCCATGATCGCTATGACGCTGAACGTCACCGCCGCCTCGGACATCTTCACGCAGGACATCGAAGACCTGCCTGAAGAGCTGAGACCGCAGGAACCCTTACACCCCAACAGCCAAAAGCCCGCCCCTGCCCCGCACGACGCTGAACTGGCGGCACACTGGGTATCCCAGGCGAATGCTGCAGTGACACCAGAGGCGCTAACCGAAGTTTGGAAAGCTGGAGTTGCGGCAATCAACGAGGTCAAAGATACGGTTTCGTATGACGAACTCAAGGTCGCAGTAACTGCCCGCGGCACTGAATTAAAAGCTGAAGCAGCTAAAGCTGACCTCGAACCAGAAGCAGAACCTTCTGATGAAGAAGTCGAATTTGAAGAGGTGAACGAATGATCATCGTCAATTGCACTCAAGGCTCAGAAGCCTGGCACCAAGAACGGGCCGGAGTCATTACCGCAAGCATGTTCGGTGATGCTCGCGCCCGGCTCAAATCGGGCCCCAATAAAGGCGAGCCGACTGCAAAGGCTCTTGATTACGCCTTCCGTCTCGCAGTTGAGCGTATCGGCGGCAAGCCTCTGGATAACGGTTTTGAAACCTGGCAAATGCGACGAGGCCACGAACTCGAACCTGAAGCTCGGATGGAGCATGAAATCCAGACCGGCTTAATCGTGACTCAAGTTGGCCTAGTCAAAACCGATGACGGTGTATTTGGCGCAAGTGCTGATGGTTTTATTGGTGACGACGGCGGCGCCGAGTACAAGTGCTTCCTTGCCCCCGAAAAACTTCGCTCTTTCCACATCGATAACGATGCCAGCGAGATCATGGACCAAGTGCAAGGTTGCATGTGGATCACTGGCCGGAAGTGGTGGCATATCGGGATGTACTGCCCTGACCTGAAAGTGGTCGGGCGCCAGCTTTGGTGGCAGGAGTTCAAGCGTGACGATGACTACATCGAAAAGCTCGAAGCCGATCTTTGGCAGTTCAAGCTTTTGGTGGACGGGTACGAGGAGAAACTGCGGAGTAAGGCAGCATGATCGACAACCAAATCCTCGCAAACACCCAGCGTCAAGCACAACTGGAGGCCGCAAAAGCGGCCTTCTTCAATTCTGGAGGGGAGATCACGAAAGCGCGCGGTTTCGCATTCAAACCTATTTTTCCGACCCGCTCCGACAAGATTGACCCTGACACCGTCCTGAAGCGCCGGCGCATTTCACCAACCATGGCTGAGCGCAAGATCCTGCGGCGACTCGCGGAGGAATTATGAGTAAGCGTAAGCCTCACAACCTCAAGGCCCGCATCGACCGATCATGCCGAGCACTGTTGGCCGTCAATCACGTTGCCGTGGTGAACATAGACCCTAGCGGCCGCCAGGGCATGATCAATTACAAATCGCTGAAGAACATCGCGCCCGGGCAGATTGGGCAGGCAGTGTGCGGCATTGCCCACCGCTGGACGATCTACCTCAGCGTGCTCTGTATTGATGCTCGCAGTGACCGCTACAGCAAATCCATTGAGGTAGCGCCTGATGGTGTTTACCTCTCCGACCATCTTGAAGACGTGATCGAGCATTGCTACAAGCAGTTGCGCGACACAGCCAACCAAAACCAGATGGTGGCCTCGGGGTGGATCGCCATTCCAGAGTCGATATCGCTCGAAGAAGATCACGCAGCGCGGATCTTTGAAGCGGTCGGCGCCTGGAATCAACAAAAGGTTGCGGCGTGAAACGCATAGCCCGCATCCAGCAACGCAAACGTCAAACATGGCTGGCACTGCCGGCCAGCGGAATTGAAGAGGTAGGCCATGGCTGCCCAGCAGAAAGAACGATCAGCAAAGACTGCGGCGAGGCGAAAGGCTCGCGGCGAGGAAGAAATCCGGCTGCATTGCATGGCCGGCACCCGGCAGGCTTTAGCTGAGCTGATGGCCTGGAGCGGCATCGAGGAACAGGGCGAGGCCATCACGCTGATGATTCATCATCTGCATGCATTAGGGCCTCAAAAGTGTCTGCCGCTGCTTGATCCGCCGCGACACGAATACGTGATACCCGAAAACGTGTCGCGGAAATTGGAGCTGGCTTATCGCAGAGAAGAGCTGCGTATTGGCCTTGATGATTAAAGCGCTCCTGAGTCAATAAGTGCCATGACTCGCGCTTTGATGTTCATCCTAGCCATTTCTTCCGAGATCCACGGGCCTTCAACGTTATGAAGCACCTCGTCCGACCCTGGCTTCATGATCATAAACTTCGAAATTCTTCCATTGGTTAGATACGGGACAGCATTGAATGTACGGCCCTTGTGCTGAACCACTGCCACATCGTCGATCGAGCTCATCTGTATCTCCTTGATCAGGCCCAATGCCAGCCACCTGTAATACCCCAACCAAAACCAAATTGCCACCACCGGTCACGGAGGGCGGCGCCTTGTTGGAGACATCCATGGGCGAAAACTGCGAATACGTTAGGCTGCGCTACCAAGTGCCCGTTGAAATCGGCCGCCACATCATTACCAAAGGCAACTAAGGCGCTTAGCAATTAATCGTCCGAGCCCCCTAAGCAAGCCCAATACCAACTCGACAATGCGCGACACTCGAGCCGCTTAAGTTGCTCCAATTAACGCCGTCACCCGAGAACTTGAATTCAGTTTCACTGGCCTTCACATGAAAATCGGCTAGTCGCATATCTAACCTCTCTACAACTATCGCTTTAGGAGGAATCAATCTAATGCGGAGAGCTATATCACCAAGGGCTCGGCGAAAAGTTATTGTAGCCCCAACGGCTTCAACGTCCCAATTCTCCCCATAGACGTTAAACTCGTTATCTTCTATTTTCAGGGTTATTTCACCATTCTCGTTGGAGAACTGCCCAGATAATCGGAATGGCGCCCCTTGCTCTACAGGGGGGCGAATTGCTAAAAGTGGTACCCCACGAACTTCTATAAGAGTTTCACATCCAGTGAAATCTATACCGCCAAGGATTACCGTTATAGGTTCAGGACCAAAGTCGAAAGTCTCAGATGCATATCCCTGCTGCTTGCACTTTGGGGTGGAGTTAGCTTTTGCGACCGTATCGGCCGAAAGAGTGCCTCGCGCGCGCTTTTGGTTGCATTGCATACAAAGAAGAGTCATTCCACTTGGACTGTGCTCCTTAGCATCGGCAAAGTCTGGATTGAAGTGTTCGTAGTCATAGTAAGCCAGTCCGCAAATTACACATCCGAATCCACAACGGGTGCGAATTTCACGACGAATTTCTTGTCGAACATAGCGCTCTAGACCAAAACGATTTTTTTCGCCCATTTTCACATCCAACTGAATCCATTCGGAATTGAAATATAGCCTGATAGGTATCCCTATGCCCACAGAAAACAAACTCACACCGCAGCTGCCGGAAGTGAAGCGCTGGCAATTGAAAGGTTTCATCCCCGGCATTGAAGGCGAGAGCAAAGCTGTATTCCGGCCAGTCGTGGTTTTAGCAGATGATTTCGACCGCGTCGCCGCCGAGCGTGACGCCCTGCAACTGCGCCTGAACGCAACGGATCAGCGGATTGATGAGCTGGTAGCGCAGCTTGCCACTGTCAGCCGAGGCCCCTGCAAGTTGATTGTCGGGGACGAACTGCCATGACCCACAAAAGCTACCGGCTTGACCCGAACGTGAGAACCATCACTGACCTTGTGACCGACGAGGAGGTGCAGGGCTCGTTCCAAGGCACCAACTTCGGCCACGATGATTTCCGTGGCCTGCTGGCCCAGGGCTGTATCAAGGCGCTGGCCGGCTGGCACCAGGGCCACACGCTGACGACTATCCTAGACGAGCTTCGCTTGATCAGCTGGAACCGGCAGTCCGGCAAGATCAAGGTCACAGCCAAAGGCCGTCACTACATTTGGCTCGCCTTTAAAGGTCGACCCGGGGTTTAGTAACTGATTCACCTTCAAGAGTTAATTGAAAACTTCAGTCACGCATTAGGAGGTCGAACCCCTGCGAGTTCATGTGCCAGAAAAGGGCTAACCAATTTTTAGCACTCTTTGTAATTACATGGCGCCCACCGTAAGCATCTACAGATACCAGCTTGTAACTAATAACCTCTCTATTCACCAAGTCTATATCACCGACAAATGGCGCCCAACCGTAAAGAGGCACACCTAGCTCCAGACGCTTATTTTTGTGAAAATAACCTCATCTACGGAAATATTCACCGCCGAATCCGGGTCGCCACCAAAAGTAACAGGCACGTCTCCAGCTTTCCCATAGACTCGGAGAAGACGAACCCAGCCCTTTCCTTTCAACTTCACAGAGAGTTCGCAATCTAAAAGATGCACAGGATTTTTGCCCGGATTAACCAGATACACGTAAGCAATATAAGACGCCATCGGCGCGCGCTTTGGATTGGTTAAAGCACCAACAACTACATACAGCAAATTCGCCCTGATGCTGGAGCGGTCGGAAAAATAACATATACAACAGCAAACCAGCCAGAAAGAGCGAATATCCCGGTGAATGTTTCCGACATAGATAGACTGACAGC